AGTGCTGAAGAACCAGAGCAAGAAGATAATCAACTTGAATCAGAAGAAATACCGGAAGAAGAAGCCGAACCCACTTATTTAGTAAAAGCAGAGGGTGAGGAGCATGAGGTTACTTTGGAAGATTTAAAGAAAAATTATCAACTTGAAGCCAATGTTCGCAAAAAAATGGAAACCCTTGCTCATGAAAAGAAAGAGATAGAGGGCATAAAGACCGATCTACAATCCAAGCAACAAGAGTATGAACAGGTTGCAAAGACTAGACAAGATTATGACCAAAGACTACAAATGATTGAGAAGTTTTTAGAGGGTCAAAAAGAGGATTTATCCTCTCTCAAAGAGTCTGATCCAGTTGCATATGCAACCAAGATGGTCGAGCAACAAGAACGAGAAAAACAACAAGCACAGGTACAACAAGAAAGAGTGCGACTTGCTCAAGAGCAACAATTGCACAATCAAAAGTTGGTACAAGATAGGCTAGTTGTAGAGAAAAAAGAGTTGGAGCGTAGAATCCCTGATATGGCAGATAAAGAAAAGGGTAAAGTGCTACAACAGGAGATGCGTGAACACGCACTTGAATTAGGTATTACCGAGCCAGAATTAAACAATCTTTTAGACAGCAGACTTGCTCATGTTTTGTATAATAGTACGCAATACGCAAAGATTATGAAGTCAAAACCTGAGGTATTAAAGAAAGTCAAAAAAGCTCCTAAAATGTTAAAAGCTGGTGTTGCTCAACCTAAAAATATGCAATCTGAAAGGACTCGTAAACTTAAACAACGAGCCAAGCAGACAGGCAAGATTAAAGATGTTGCCGCAGTCTTGGAGGCTATTATTTAGGAGAACGAAATGGCAGTTTTTTCAGCCCATGCAGCAGTTGGAGAAAGGGAAGATTTACAAGATGTAATTTATTCCATTTCCCCAACTGATACACCATTTATGAATTCAGTTGGTCAGGGGAAAGCGACTTCAACATTACATGAATGGCAAACAGATGCTTTAGCGAGTGTCAACTTATCAAACGCAGCAATCGAGGGAGCAGATGCTTCAACAGCAACTTTATCTGCTACCACTAGATTGAATAATCAATGTCAAATATCACAAAAGACAATTTCAATTTCACGCACTTTAGAAGCAGTTGAAAAGGCAGGTAGAAAGAGTGAAGAAGCCTATCAACTAGCGAAAGCTGCAAAAGAAATTAAACGTGATATGGAAGCAATTTTGCTTTCTAATCAAGTTAAAGATGCAGGAAGTGCAGCAGAAGCCAGAGCCTTAGGTGGTATTCAGACATGGTTAGATACCAATGGAGATTTTGCTAGTGCAGGATCAACAAGTGGTTCTTTAGGCACAACAGCTAGACCAAGTGGAACGGCTAGAACGTTTACAGAAACCATTCTTAAAAATGTCGTGCAGCAAGTTTATACCGCAGGTGGTGATCCAAATATATTAATGGTTACACCATCACATAAACAAACTGTAAGTGCATTTTCTGGAATAGCTGCACAAAGGTACATGGCTCCATCAGATCAACCAACGACTATTATTGGTGCTGCTGATATCTACATGAGTGACTTTGGCACAATATCTGTTGTTCCAAACAGATTCATGCTAGAGGCAAACTCAGCAGATGAAGTAGCCTTGGTACTTGATCCAGAGTATCTTGAAGTTAATTATCTGAGAAACTTTAGCACGAATGATTTAGCGGTGGCTGGCGATCAGTCTTCCAAAAAACAACTCGTGGCAGAGTACACTCTTGGTGTTTTAAATGAAGCAGCTTGTGGTATTGCTTCTGATTTAACTCCATAAAGTTTAGGTAGTAGAGGTATCCTTTTTCCACAGTAACAATTCCAATAGTTGTACTGGATACCTCTCAACCTTTTTAAAGGATAATTTAATGAGAGATACTATTGTTCACGCAACAGATAGTGGTGTAGTTGTTGAAACTAAACAAGATTGTACTGAAATTATTGAAGAAAATAAAAAGCAGTACAACGTTACAAAAAGATCAGATACATATTCTGATAGTCCTTTTGGTAACAAAATTGCATCAATACCATTAACTGTAATAGATCATCTAAACAGTTTAGGCATACTGAGAGGTTTTCATGTTGTAGATGAAAAAAAATTCAAAGTATGGTTAAACGATTCTGAAAATATGTATTTTAGGACAAGAACAGGTAGAGTCTAATGGCATTTAGCACTTATTCTGAATTACAAGCACTTGTAGCAAATTATCTTGCAAGAGATGATTTAACTACCCAGATAATAGATTTTATACAACTAGGCGAGGTTAGATTACGCAGGGATTTGCGTTTAAGAGAAATGTTGACTACAACTGATTTAACTGTAAATGCACAAGAAATATCTATACCGACAGATTTTTTAGAATTAAGAGAAATACATATAGATTCTAACCCTGTAACTCAATTAGATTATTTAGTGCCAACAGCATTTTTTAGAAACGCAAGAATTGGTGAAACAGGTAAACCAGTGTTTTACACTGCTACTGGATCAAAGTTTATTTTCGGTCCTAATCCTGATACATCATATACTGCAAAGTTGCTTTATTATCAGAAACCAGATTTGTTATCTGACAGTAATACAAGTAATGTGTTTTTAACAACTTGCCCTGATGCTTTGTTGTATGCAACGTTAGCTGAATCAGAACCTTTTTTGATGAATGATGAAAGGGTTGCGATCTGGGCTAGTTTATACGATAGAGCAAGAATACAATTGACTTCTTCTGATGATAGAGCAGAGTTTAGTGGAAACCCTATGGTGATGAGTACAACATAATGCAATCGATAACATTTGGAGAATGGTTACCAGACCAACCTCCTATTGCAGGAGCGTTAGTTGATGCGTTTAACGTAATTCCAAATCAAATCGGTTATGCACCACTACCAACAGTTTCAGCAATAAGCAATGATGCTTCTGATAACCTTAATGGAGTTTTCTCTGGTAGGTTTGGTGACACTACAAAAGTTTTTGCTACATCAGATACAAAAATATTTTCATACAGCAGTAGCAACTTAAACCTTACAAATATAAGTAGATCAGGAAACTACTCTGCAAGTGTAACTGGCAGATGGACATTTGCACAGTTTGGAAAAGTTATGCTTGCTGCAAATGGAGTTGAACCCTTACAGGCATACACTTTAGATAGCTCCAGTACATTTTTAAATGTTGCTAGTGCAGCACCAACAGCCACGTTTGTTAGTGTTATTAGAGATTTTGTAGTTTGTGGAAACACACCCTCAAATCCAAACAGGGTTTTATGGTCTGATATCAATGATGAAACAGATTGGATTAGTGGTCCTGCAAGTCAGTCAGATTCGCAAGACTTACCTGATGGTGGCAATATTCAAGGAATAACTGGAGGTGAATTTGGTCTTATTTTTTTACAAAGAAGCATTTCAAGAATGACCTATGCAGGTGCGCCACTATATTTTCAGTTTGACACAATCAGCAGAGGTTTAGGGTGTTTAGAACCAAGATCAATTGCTCAATACGGAAAACTCTCTTTTTTCCTTAGTGATGATGGTTTCTATTATTGTGATGGTCAAAGCGTTGTGCCAATAGGTGCAGAAAAGGTAGATAGATTCTTTTTCAATGATGCAGAATTATCACTTTTAAATACTATGAGTGCAGCCGTTGATCCAGTACGCAGATGTGTTTTTTGGAAATACAGTAACAATAGCTCTGCAAAATCAATAATTATTTATAACTGGCAAGTTAAGAGATGGACAAGGGGAGAAACAAACGCAGATTTTATTGCAGGAATAGATACAGAGGGAATTACTCTAGAATCTTTAAATAATTATTCAAGTAGTTTAGATGCTTTAGGAATATCACTTGATGACAGATTTTGGGTTGCAAATAATACATTACTTGCAGGTGTTCAAGACAGTAAAATAGTTGCTTTTTCTGGAGCAAGTACAGGATCAGAAATAGTTACAGGTGATCTAACAAAAGAAAACTGCGTTATCACTTTAGCCAAACCCCAAGTAGATAAAGGTACTGCAAGTGTAGCCGTATCGAGTAGAGATAGACTTGATTCAGATGTAACTTTTGGTTCTGTTGCAAATGCTGATTCTGAAAATAGATGTTCATTACGCAGTCATGGCAGATATCAAAGGGTAAAAGTTTTACCTAGTGGCAACTATACATCAGCAGTTGGTATAGATTTGTTGATTAGAAAAAGAGGTAACAGATGAGCCAATATCGAGTGTTACCTTATGATGGTGCAAACCCAAGACAGATTTCAGAAGTTGTTAATGGTGCTATGTCTGGAAAACTTAACAATACAACTACATTAACTTTGACAGCTTCAAGTGCAACACAAACAAATTTAGACGATAGCAGAATAGGTGTTGAAAGTGTTTTAAGTTTTACTCCAACAACTACCGCAGCATCAACATTTATGAATAATTTTCATGTTAGTGCAAAAGCAGTAGGCAGTGCAGTTATAACTCATGGAGTAAATACAGACAGCAACAGAATTTATGATGTTTTGATCTTTGGATAAAGTTTACATACAACCCAAAGATATAAAGAGTGTATGGGGATTTGTTAAACCTAATCTCTATACAATTTTAGAAAAAAGTCCAGAAAACTGGATACCAGAGGATATTTATGCAGCAATCGTTACAGGACAAGCTATTTTATGTATTTCAACCTCCAAAACAGAGCCAAATGGGTTTGTTGTTGGTAGAATAATAGATATAGATACATTGCATATATGGGTGGGATATGCTAATACAATGTTAAGAGAACAAGAACAGTGGAAGTTAATTGAACAGATAGCGAAAGAACAAAATTGTAAAAGGATTAGTTTTGAATCATGGCGTAAAGGTTGGAGCAAAAAAGCTAAAAAACTTGGATTTTATCCAAGAACATATATAAAGGAATTATCATGAGTGGTGGTGGAACAACAACGCAAATACAGGAGTTAAATCCAACACAGTTACCATTTGTTGAATATGGTTTGAGTGAAGCACAGAGGTTGTACGATTCTGCAACTCCAACATATTTTCCAGATCAAACATTTGTAAGCCCAAGTCAACAAACACAATCTGCATTGACTGCTGCACAGAATCGAGCAGTTATGGGGAATCCCCTCGTGCCTGCAGCACAACAACAGTATCTTGATACTATTCAAGGTGATTTTCTTGGGGCAACAAATCCATATTTCCAACAAAGATTTAACACTGCAGCAGATGCAGCACAACAAGCATATTTTGATGCAGTAAACCAAATAAACTCTCAGGCAAGCATGGCAGGTCGATATGGCTCTGGAGCAGTAGACCAGTTACAGGATCGTGCTATGTCACAATTTGGGCAGAATTTAGCAAATACTGCAGGTCAATTAGCGTTTGAAAACTATGCCAGAGAAAGGCAAAACCAGTTACAAACAGCACAACAAGCACCTGCTATGGCTGCAACTGATTATTCTGATATTAACCAGTTATTAAATATTGGACAAATGGCAGAGGGTTATCAAGGACAAGCGTTACAAGATGCAATAAATAGATTTGATTTTCAACAGAATATACCGCAACAAAACTTGCAAAACTTTTTAAGTGCAGCATATGGAGCGCCTTTAGGAGGAAGAACAACTGCACAAATACCAAGTGGAGGTTTGTTAGGTGGTTTAAGTGGTGCTGCAATGGGAGCAGGGCTAGGACAAGCATTTGGGTTATCAAGTCCTTACACTGCAGGATTGGCAGGTTTAGGAGCATTACTTAGTTTATAAATATTAGGGATACGTTATGAGTGGATCAGGATTACCGCCATTATTTAAAACAGCACCAAAAACAGGTGTACCAACTGGTAACATTGGAATGCCTATGCCTACTACATCTGCGTTAGATCAACTCTTGTTGCAAAAAGGTAATTATGGTGATGCAGGTGCAATATCACAAGGGTTTACTCCACAACAACTGAAAATGATACCTCGCATACCAACAGGAGGATTATTAAACAATCAATCAAGTAGTTATTTTACACCTCCTAGAATGACACAAGCACCTAAAACAGGTTTGTTTGATAACTTTGGAAGTAACCTAATGAATAACAATTTATTCATGCTAGGTGCTGCACTTTCTGATAGATCAAAACCTTTTGCTCAGAACTTTGCTAATTTTCAAAACAATATGTTGCAAAGACAGTTGTTAGGTAGACAACTTCAACAACAAGATTTTGCAAATAGATTGGCTTTAGCAGATTTGGGAATAAAACAAGCTACCGCAGGTATTGGCACAAAAAAACCTATGACCCTTAAACATAAAACAGATGGAACTTCCATGACTGTATTTGCAGATAACAAATTAGGATTTGTGACGGCAAGTGGACAAAAGTTAGATGCTGATTTTTTAAAAGATTATGAAATTTTCACTCCACCAACAACAAAAATAAGCACGGCTAAATCTCCTGCAACTATACGAGCAGAGTTGGATTTGGCAGGAATGCGACAAGACTTGGAAACAAAAGGCAAATTTAAACAAACTTTACAAGAACAAGGTTTGAAAAGGATTGAAACCAGAGTGCATCAACCTGCAGAAACGGCAAGGTTGTTAGCTAACAATATTGCAAACATAAATGAAGTATTGGCAAAAGATGGTGTTGAAGATGTAGGAAGCGGTTTATTTAAATTGGGGGCAGGAGTACAAAAGTTTTTCGGATTAGGAGATGAGCGTGTTACCGCAGACGAAATTGCAGAATCATTACGAACACAATATGCTCCACTAATGAGAGTCCCAGGATCAGGAGCAACAACAGATTATGAAATGAAATTGTATCTTTCTGCATTTCCAAGTTTAGCAATGACCCCAGACGGCAGAAAAACATTACAAGAAACATCAGAAGTTTTTGCAAAAAGAGCAGAAGCACTTTCGACCGCAGTCTATGAATACCAAACAAAATTTAATAAAAACCCTGATGCCACTGACTTAAGAAAGTTACGAGCTATGGTTCGAGAAAAAATTCAAATATCAGATGAACATAAAGGTAGATTAGGTATAGATGATGAAGAAAATTATTTTGTTGACAATTATGGAATAACTGCTTTAGGAATTTAAAATGAACAAAGAAGAAATTAAAGAAATGATTGCGAAAGAGTTTGAAACAGCAAATCCATATATGGTTGCACCTGAAACTGAAGCACCGAATTTGTCAGAAATACAAAGTAAAATAAATATAATCAGAACAAAAGCTAAAAACCCAAAAAAGGAAGTAGACCGATATATTAAAAATGTTGTAGGGAAAAAATACTCTTTAGACGCAGAAACAATAAAAAATCTGCAATCTGCTCCAGTTTTAAAACAAGATTTTGGTGTAGGTAGACAAATGTTGCAACCTCTTACACTTAGAACTGCTGATGAAATAGAGGCTTTATTAAAATCTGTTGTAGGAGATCAAACCTACGGACAAAATTTAGCACAAATAAATTTAGCACAAAAAAAGTTTCAACAAGAACAACCTCGAGCAGATACAGCGGCTGAAGTTACTGGCACTGCATTGAGTATTCCTTTATTAGCAAAAACTTTTGGATCAGCAATACAAAAAGCTGTTCCAACGAAACAATATGGATTTTTGCCAAAATTAGCAGGATACATGGGTGCATCTGGGTTGGTTGCAGGCTCTGAGGGAGCGGCAGGGGCTGATCCAACTGAAAGGTTACGTTCTGCAAAAAATTATGGAGTTATTGGTTCATTGTTAGGGGGTGGTGGTTTAACTGCAAGCAAATTATTAGATAAAACTCCATTGCCAGATTATGTAGGAAGAAAATTTGAAGATATTTTTGGTGGAAACAGACTGGCACAACAGGCAGACTTAGAAACATTGAGAGCATTACAAAGTGACGGCAAATTAAATTTTGATAATTTATTAACTAGATTAGATGAAATGCAAAAAAGAGGTAAACCTGTATCATTAACTGATGTTTCTGGAGAAGAAACTAAAGCATTGTTATCTTTGACAGGAAAATATCCTACGTCTATTAATCCTGTAAAAGAATTTTTAGAAACTAGAGAGGGAGGACAAAGAGAAAGGTTAATTAGTGATTTCAAAAGCCAATTTAAAGTTGATAGTGATGCTTTTGATTTAAAAGAAAATTTATTAAACAGAATAGAAAACGAGGCAAAGCCTATTTACAGAAGAATTATGCAAGAAAACAGAACACCAATAGTTGATGCAGAATTAAATTCAATTATCAATACAGAAATTTTTGAAGATGTTTACAAAACTTATAGAAAAAACAAATTAAAAACCTCTGCTCGAGGAACTGTTTTACCTGAGTATAAAGATATTTTTCCATCAGAAGATGTAGGTATAACTTTAGAGGGAATAGATTTTTTTAAAAAAGCATTAGATAGGGAAATAGGAAACCTAAAAAGGTCAGGTGCAGATAATGCTATGTTTTTAGATTTAATGGATTTAAGAAAAAGATTAATTAACAGAATTGATAAAGTAGCACCGAAAGAATATAAAGAGGCGAGAAAAATATACTCTGAAAAGTATGAAGCAGAAGAAGCACTTGAATTAGGGAAAAAAGGTTTATTAAAGTCAGCAAAATCTGCAAAAGAGTTTTTAAAAACTTATAATAATTTAAAGTCAAATACCGAAAAAGAAGCATTTAAGGTAGGTATGTTTGATGAAATACGAGAAAAGGTAGATACGGCAAAAGATAATTTAGATGGCGGCACAAATGTTATAGCTAAATTATATCAAAATAAACAAGCGAAAGACAAATACGAGGGTATTCTAGGTAAAAAAACATATGACGAATTAGTAAAAAGGTTAGAAACAGAAATTAAAATAAAAGATGTAGACAGAAGTTTAACTTCTGGTTCTCCAACAGAACCTAGACAGGCATTAAAAGATTTTTTACAGCAAGATAAAATAGTTAGCCCAAGAGAAAATGTAGAAACAAAACTTTTAAGTTACATCATTAAATCTGCTGATCCTTTACCAGAAAAAGCTAGGTTAATAACAAAAAATCTAATAGAACTTAACCCAGAAAAACAAACAGAAATCATTAACAGGCTTAAATCTTTAGATCAAAAATTGTTTGACGAAGTTGCGAAAAGAATGGGTTTGGCAACCATAGGCACAACAACTGCTACAAGAGGAATATTGGACTAAAACATGGCTAAAACAAAAATATCAGAATATAACGCAACCTCCAGTAGCAATACGGATATAGATGGAATTAACCTTGCCGAGGGCATGGCTCCATCTCTAGTAAACAATGCTATTAGAGAGTTAATGGCACATTTAAAGGATTTACAATCAGGAAGTAGTGGCGATACCCTTAGATTAACAAACGAATTAACAGTTGCATCATCTGCAACAATTACAGATAAATTAACAGTCAGTAATGGATTAGAAGTTTCAGGAACATTTAATTCAACAGGTACTTTTTCACCATCAGCATTAACAACTTCATTGGCAACAGTAAGCGGTGGAACAATTGATGGAACAGTTATTGGAGGAAGTGCAGCAACTACTGGTACATTTACAGTGGTTAATGCTTCTACAAAGATTAATGGACCTGTATCTTCGCAAGCAGCTTTAGTAAATACTTTATCTGCTACAAATGTATTCTCTACAAATTTTCATGGAAGTTACTCTGGTGATTTAACAGGTAACATTTCTGCCACAAGTGGAACATCAACAGTTTCTAATTTGATAGTTACTGGAACGTTAAATTTAGATAATAGCTCAACAGTAACAAATCTTGCAGCACCATCAAATGATGCAGATGCAGCAACAAAAAAATATGTAGATGATTCAATAAGTAATTTAGTATCTAACGCACCAACCCTGTTAAATACTTTAGGAGAGTTGTCTGATGCTATAAATGATGATCCAGATTTTCATGCGAATGTTACATCTGCCATAGGTACAAAACTTGCCCTATCAGGAGGTAGTGTTACTGGTGTAATTTCAATGAGTGGCAATGCTATTATTAACTTAGCTAGTGCCAGTACATCACTAGGAGCAGTGCCTAAGTCACAGATGGACGCAGCAGATTCTGCAAAACTAAATCTGACAGGAGGAACGTTATCTGGTGATTTAGCTATGGGTGCAAACAGAATTACTGGTTTGAATGAAACACCGACAGCCAGTAGCCATGCAACTTCCAAAGCATATGTAGATTCTATACTAGGAAGTAGTACCAGTGCAGCATCAAGCCAAGCAGCAGCGTTAATTTCAGCAGCATCAGCAGAAACATCAAGATTAGCAGCAGCAAGCTCAGAAGCAGTAGCACTAACACATAGTCAAACAGCATCAGGATTTGCCACTTCATCTGCTAATTCACTAGATGAATTTACCGATATTTATTTAGGAACAAAATCAAGTGATCCAAGTACGGATAATGATGGAGATGCTTTACAAACTGGAGCGTTGTACTACAACACCAGTAACTCAACATTGCGTGTGTTTGATGGATCAAGTTTCAATCGAGCAGCCTTTGATGTTGGTACGGCAGTAACATCATTTGCAGTAGGAAGCCAATCTGCTGAAACAGGAGCAGTAACTTTAAACACAGCAGATATTTCGCATTTAAGTGATGAAGTTTATGAACCCAAAGGTGAAGCTGCAACACAAGCAGTAGCTATGGCTTTGGTGTTTGGTAGTTAATTAGGAGATAATTATGGCATTAGTAGGCACACCATTAGCGATAGGAACAGCAGCAACAACTTTGTTGACTTGTCCTGCGACACAGGAAGCATCTTTACACTCTTTACTTGTAAATAATCCGACAGGAGGTAATTTATCATTTACATTATCTTTTTTCGATTCTTCTACAAGCTCAGAGCAAACGTTATTAACCCAGACAGTATCCTCGAATAAAACACTAAAAGCATTTGAGGCTCCAGTTAATTTAGCTAGTTTAGATAAAATTAATGCTAGTGCAAGTGGATCAGGCTTAGTTGCTTTGGTAAGTAGTTTCCAAAATTCAAGTACACCTGCAGCCGTTGGATTTACTCCTAGAGGTGAATATACGTCAGGAACCACTTATGCTTTGAATGATGTGGTTAGCAATGGGGGTTCAAGTTTTATTTCTCAGTTTGCAGGAAATGTTAACAGAGGTACTTCTAACAGTAGTGCGTGGCTCACTTTAGCAGCAAAAGGCGATACTGGTGAGGTTTCTTTGGCAGGAACAGCCGAATTAACCAATAAGTCATTTGGAGATTCAGTAACAGTTTCAGCAAGTTTGACTGCCAATACAGTAAATGATGAAGATGGCGATTTAAGAACAGTACCTATATTTACAACTGCGACTGATACATTTACTTTTTCTGCAGCTAATACAGGAAACACAATCCAAATGTCTTCTGCTAATGTGGTCGGTAAAATCCCAAGTGCTGCTGCATCACAAGGAATTTTGGCAGGACAAGCAATTTCAGTTGTTTCTCTTACCAACTCTGCAATAATTTCTAGTCAAATAACTATGAACATTGCAGGGGCATCTGCATCAACTGCAAGATGCGTTCTTTCAGATCATGGAATGGCAACTATTTATTTTTTAAGCAACTCAGCTTGTATTGTTAATGGCAACGTAGGAACCTAAATTATGACTGGTATTCAACAATTATTGATGACTAATTTTGCAGGTGGCATTGCTACTGGAGAAAGTCAATTAAATGCTTCTGGTGGTAATGAAACAAAAACAATAGGTTTATATAAATATCATGTCTTTACCTCAACAGGAGATTTTACTGTAACTGGTGGTGGAAATGCTAGGGTTATAGCTATTGGTGGAGGTGGAGGAGGAGGACACAACGCCTCGGGTGGCGGGGCTGCAGGGGAGGTTGATGACTTTCAAGAGCTTTTAGTTTTTGATAACTCAACAACCTATAAAGTCAGCATTGGTACAGGTACTACAAATAACGGTTCACAAACCACTATTTCGGCAGGTGGCACAAATTTAGTAGTTTCTCTAGGAGGTGGTAGAGGCGGAAATTTTAGTACGGCAGGTAATAATGGTGGGTCTGGAGGAGGAGGAGGGGCAGGTCCAAGTACCCATACTTCAGGTTCTTCAGGGGGATCAGCTTCTGGAGATAACACAAATGCAGGTGGAACAGGAGGTCCAAATGACAGCCCTTTTGCAGGTGGAGGCGGTGGTGGTGCGACACAAGTAGGACAAAACTTTGCCAATGGAGCAAGTCATACTGCAGACAGTCAACAAATTGGAGGGGCAGGTGGCGAGGGTATTGCATTAACAGCAATTGACACTAATTTAGCTTTTGCTAATTTTTCTTCTTTTACCGAAGCAAACTCAGGAATTGTAGCATCTGGAGGAGGGGCAGGGTCAAACAGGCATGGTGGTTATGATGATACAAGTACAGGATCATGCTCTCAAGGTGGTACTGGCGGTGGAACAGGGGGTAAGGCTACAGGTGCTAGTACTGATACTCACCCAACAGATGCGACATCTTTTGGTAGTGGTGGAGGTGGTGCAGGATTTACTAGCACTAATGGCTCTGGAGCAGATGGTCTCGTTATAATAAGGTATGCGGCATGACTAAACGAATGGCATTGATTGATACATCAAATAATAAAGTGCTTCAAATAATTGTTACTGAAGATGATTGGACAGGTGGTAATTGGTATGAAACTACTTCTGATAACTATGCTGTAATTGGTGGTACATATTCTATAGAAAGTGGTAAATTTATAGATATACAGCCGTATGCCAGTTGGACATTAAATTCTGATAAAAAATGGCAAGCCCCTATAACAGAACCAACTCTTACAAGTGAAGAACAAGCAGCAGGAAAATATTATGTGTGGAATGAGTCTTTATATCAGTCAGATAATACTAAAGGGTGGGTGCTTGGAACACATGAAGAGCATCACAGTTGAAAGTAATTAAAAATTTTTTAGAAGAAGAAGAATTTATAAAGTTACAAGGTATTTTTATGTCAGCACTTTGCCCATATTATTTTCAAACTTGTGTGGCTGATTATGGAGATAAAGACTATATGTTTACTCACACGTTATTTGATAATTACAATCCAAATTCAGAGTTATACAAATACACAGAAACATTAATTAAAAAATTAAATGTATTTGCTTTAAAACGAATGAGAGTTATGTGTTACCCAAGAACAGAAAAATTAATAAAACATAAAACTCATATTGATTACAAAGAAAGCCATAAAGGTGCTGTACTTTTTTTAAATACTTGTAATGGTGGATTGCATATTGGAAATAAATTTATTAAATCAGAGGAAAATACAGTAGTAAAGTTTGATTCTTCAATACCTCATTCAAGCACAAATTGTACTGACGAAAAGGCAAGATTTATACTTAACACTAATTATGTGTAATAACAAAACAAAAATATCAAACACGATTACAAAAACTTTTGGGAATCTTCTTCGTAAGATAAGGGGATAATTGTGCTTGATCCTTTTACCGCACTTGCTGCAGCTAATACAGCATTTTCAGTAGTTAAGAAAGTTGTTAAAGCAGGTAAAGAGGCAGAGGACATTTATAAATCTTTATCAAAGTGGGCAGGTGCAGTTTCAGATTTACAAGAGTGGATGGGGCAAGAAGAAGATAAGCCTAGTATTTTTAAAAAAATAACTTATCAGAAGTCAGCCACATCAGAAGCATTTGATTCGTTAATCGCAAAGAAAAAAATTGAAGAACAAGAAGCTGCAA